AAACTATGTATATGGGTGATGTAAAGTCGAAGACTTTCTTAGACACAAACGCTTCATCTGCAACTTATGTGGCTGCCGCGGCTCAACCAACGAGCACGTTCACGTTGGCTAATACGTCTTTCGGAACAAACACTGCAAGAAAAATTACAGCTACGACTGCTGGAACAGGTGATAACGGCAAAACAGTTACTATCGTTGGGACAGACCATAATGGAGATGCTGCTACCGAAGTCATAACTTTAACAGGATCTGCAGAAACTTCGTCTGGAACTACTATAGCTTTCTTAACAATAACTTCTGCTACTGTTAGCGCACAACCTGCTGCTAACGTATCTTTAGGAATGACTGCTGATGTATTTGGATCTGTTTTCCAAGGTAGAACTAGAGTAAGACAGGTGAATGCCGAATCAGGTGGATCAATCGGAAGTGTTTTATTTAGAGATGGAAGTCTAACGGGAACAGCTTTGTTAACAGTTAGAACAGGTGCAACTGCGGGAGACATTAATACAGTCAACATTCCTCAAGATGGAATATTGTACAAAGATGGTGCATTTGTGACTTTTGATGAAACTCAATGTAATTCAGCAACTGTTTACTTTGACGGATAAGGAGGATAAGTGGCAAACACTACTTCCGGTACAACAACATTTGATAAGACATTTGCTATCGATGAGATAATCGAAGAAGCATATGAAAGAATTGGATTGCAAAGTGCATCTGGTAACCAAATGCGCCAAGCAAGAAGATCTCTAAATATATTATTTCAAGAGTGGGGTAATAGAGGTCTACACTATTGGCAAATAGGAAATAATTCAATTACATTAGTTGATGGTCAAGCTGTTTATACTATGTTTAGATCAACTGGTGACGGCACATCTGATGCTACAGCTATTTATGGTGTGGATGATATTTTAGAAGCAGTTTACAGAAACTCTTCTAGTGTTGATACACCTCTCACTAAAATTAACAGATCTACGTATCAAGCATTATCAAATAAAACTTCTACGGGAACTCCGTCTCAATATTATGTTCAAAGATTTATAGATAAAGTTACAATTACTTTATATTTAACACCAGGATCATCAGAAGCTGGTAACACAATTAATTATTACTATGTAAAAAGAATTCAAGATATAGGCGACTATACGAACGCAACAGACGTTCCATATAGATTTGTTCCTTGTATGGTGTCAGGTTTAGCATTTTATTTATCACAAAAATTTAAACCTGAATTATCCCAACAAATGAAATTATATTATGAAGATGAGTTACAAAGAGCTTTAGCTGAGGATGGTTCATCAGCAAGTTCTTACATAACTCCTAAAACTTATTATCCAAATGTCTAAATTTGCTAGAGGTAAATATGCACAGTTTATATCCGATCGTTCTGGTCAGGCTTTTCCATATAACGAAATGGTAATTGAGTGGAATGGTTCTAGAGTACATATATCTGAATTTGAACCTAAGCAACCACAGTTAGAGCCAAGAGCCTATGGCTCTGATCCACAAGGTTTACAAAATGCAAAACCTGCTAGAACAGAATTTGCAACACAAGAATTTTTACCAAATGATCCTTTTGTAACAGCTTCAAATACAACTTTGAAAATTTCATTTCCTGATGGAGATTTATCAGTTAATGACCATGTTAGATTTCAAAATGTAAAAAACCCAGTTGGTGGTTTAGCTATAACTACTTTACAACTTTCCACTACTTTAAACGGTGCAATAAGTGATTCGGCAACATCGATTGATTTAACTGATGCTACAGAGTTTCCATCAAGTGGTTTTATTATGATCGAAAAAGTAAACTCAAATTCAGGTCTATTTGTAAATGAGGTTATTCAATACACAGGTAAGTCTACAAACCAATTAACTGGATGCACTAGAGGCACCAGCGCACCTTTTAGAGGAGTCTCTCCAGTAAAAACAACAGCAACTTCACATGCTGATGGTGCTAAAGTTTTTGGATCTTTTAAAGTCGCATCTTTGAATACTACAACTGTAGCAAATGCAGGACAACCTGCTACACTCAGTCAGTTTGATGGTATTAATGTTACACTAGCTAACGCTGCAACTAGCACAGCAACAGGAGGTGGTTTCCAGTGTACAATTGGCCCAATAAATGATAGAGGTTAAATATGGCAGGAATTAGTTATAGCACTTTAGTTACACAAATTAGAAACTACACAGAAGTAGATTCAAATGTTTTATCTACAGATCAATTAGAGAATATTATTTTAAATGCGCAATATAGAATTATGCGTGATGTTCCTATTGATGCAGATAGAAAACAACAAACAGGCAACCTAGTTACAGGACAAGAAACAATTAATGCTCCGGGGGGAGCTTTGTTTATTAGAGCGATACAAGTTTATGATTCTACTTCTGCCACTACAGGAGCCAATGTATTTTTAGAAAAAAAAGATGTTACGTATTTACAAGAATATATACCCTCAACAGAGTCATCAAAAAGAGGAAAACCTAAGTATTATGCTATGTTTGGGGGTGCTACTGGAGATGGCGACACTAATTCTGGCAGGATGATGTTTGCTCCTGTGCCAGATACAACATATAAATTTAGAGTGCATTATAATAAAATGCCAGCCACATTAGCGTCTGATAATCAAAGCAATTATATCAGTCTAAACTTCCCTAACGGGCTATTATACTGCTGTCTAGCGGAGACATACGCTTTCTTAAAAGGTCCACAAGATATGTTGACACTATATGAAAATAAGTATAAACAAGAAATTGAGAGGTTTGGTTCTGAACAAATTGGTAGACGTAGAAGAGACGACTACACAGATGGTGCTGTTAGAATACCAATACCTTCAGCAAACCCTTAAGGAGTTTTATTATGGCAATAACATCGGCGATATGCACAAGTTTTAAACAAGAACTTTTAGTTGGAACACACAACTTTACAGCTACAACTGGAAACACTTTTAAAATAGCTCTGTACACAAGTTCGGCTACATTAGGGGCTGGAACGACAGCTTTCTCATCATCTAACGAAATTACTAACACATCCGGAACTGCTTACACTTCAGGTGGAGCAACATTAACAAGCGTAACTCCAACAACAGATAGCACAACGGCTGTTTGTGATTTTGCAGACGTTAGTTTTACAAACGCATCGTTTACAGCAAATGGCGCGTTAATTTATAATTCATCACAATCAAATAAAGCATGCGCAGTTATCGCTTTCGGTGGTGATAAAACGGTATCTAGCGGAACTTTTACAATTCAATTCCCAACAGCAGACGCCACAAACGCTATCATAAGATTAGCGTAAGGGGGAGGAACGGATGTCCGTTACTCGAACTTTCACAGTAACGGTAGTATCTACCGATTCTGGTAATAAATATTATATCGATGGTGTACAACAAGCTACTTTAGAATTAGTAGAAGGTGCAACGTTTAGGTTTGATCAATCTGATAATTCAAACAATGGTCACCCTCTAAGATTTTCTACAACATCAAATGGAACACATAGTGGTGGATCTGAATACACCACAGGAGTTACAACAAACGGAACACCGGGTTCTTCTGGAGCTTACACACAAATCCAAGTTGCCTCTGATGCACCAACTTTATATTATTACTGCACTGTTCACTCAGGAATGGGAGGACAAGCAAATACACCTACCACTGATTTTTGGGGGGCAGGAAACTGGAGTGCTGGTCTTTGGGGAATAACAGACGCCTTTACATCAGGTTGGGGTGTTGACGCTTGGAACACAGGTGGGTCATGGGGTCAAGCTAATGATGAAATAGCTCAATTAACAGGTTTAAGTATTACAGCATCTGTTGGAACACCAATAGCTTCAGCTCAACAAGGTTGGGGTAGAGATGAATGGGGTGAAGAACCTTGGGGTGAAAGTTTTGATCCTGTTGTAAAACCAACTGGAGTATCCGCAACTTTCTCACTTGGAACAGTTTCTGTATCCGCACAAATAGCAGCTGGTTGGGGACAAGATGGTTGGGGAGATGAAAACTGGGGAGCTTCAGGATTAACTTTAGAAATAACTGCTCCTGATGCAATGCAATCTAGTGTTTCTGCAAACGCTTGGAACGATGCTTCATGGGGACAAGGTCAAGGTTGGGGAGAATTTATTTTAAGTCCCGCAGATGTAGTGGGACTAACAGGTCAACAAATAACATCTGCTGTACCAAGTCAATTAGATATACCAGAACAAGTTCAAGGACTTGGAATTACTTCTAACGTTGGTTCAATAACACCAGGAGAATTTGTAGTAGGATTAGGTGGTCAAGCAATAACATCTTCTGTTGGATCTTTGGCTCCTGCGGATGTTGTTGGATTAACAGGTCAAGCGATAACTGCAAGTGAAGGAGCTGAATCAATTCAAATAGGTGCAGTAGAAATAATTCTTCCAACTGGAGTTTCAGCGACAGTATCTGTTGGTAGCATAGATCCTATTCCAATGATTGTAGGATTAGGTGGTCAAGCAGTAACATCTTCTGTTGGTTCATTAACACCAGCAGATGTAGTAGGATTAACGGGAGTTTCTGGAACAGTTTCTGTAGCCGGTTTTGGCACTGCTTCTGGCTTCGGAATTCAAGCATATTCTGATGTTGACACAGGGTCAAATTCTTCGTATACAAATGTTGCAACGGGATCAAATACAAGTTATACTGACGCTGCATAATAGGAGATAAAATATGGCATCAACATATACACCACTCGGTATAGAACTTCAGGCAACTGGTGAAAACGCCGGAACGTGGGGAACTAAAACTAATACAAACTTACAAATTTTTGAACAAATTGTTGGTGGATTTACACAACAATCAATAGCAGGTGGCGCACAAACCACAACTTTATCTGTATCTGATGGATCAACTGGAGCAACTTTATCTCACAGAATGATTGAGTTTACAGGTACAATTACAGGAAATCAAATCGTAACTATTCCATTAGACGTACAAACTTTTTATTATTTAAGAAATTCAACATCTGGATCTTACACAGTTCAATTTAAATACGTGTCAGGATCTGGTGATTCGTTTACCTTTGCAACAACAGATAAAAGTGATGCCGTTGTGTTCGCAACTGCAAACGACGGAACTAATCCAGACATTCTTACTTTACCAGCTGGTAACGTAACGACTGCTGGAACACAAACTTTAACAAACAAAACTTTAACGTCCCCTATAATTGGAACTTCTATTTTAGATACAAATAGTAACGAAGTAGCTAAAATTACAGCTACGAGTTCAGCGGTTAATGAAATTACTTTTGTAAACGCTGCTACAGGAAACAATCCATCAATTGACGCTTCAGGTGGTGATACAAACATAGGTCTTGCGTTAAAAACAAAAGGCACAGGAGTAATTCAAGCAGAAGATTCAGGTGGAAACGTATCTGCAGTTAAGATAGCAGGTAAAGAAACTATTTGGGTCCCTGCAGTAGCTATGTATCCTAACACTACTGCTGGAGCAGAAGCTGCACAAGTAGAGTTATCAAATGGTCCTGAAATTAAAGTTTTAGATTTTGACAAAGATTCAGATGAGAACGCTCAATTTGCTGTTGCATTTCCTAAGTCATGGAACGCAGGAACAGTAACTTTCCAAGCGTTCTTTACAGCCACTTCAACAGATACAGGGACTGTATCTTGGGATTTAGCAGGAGTTGCTCTTGCCGATAATGGAGATTTAAATACTGCTTTTGGAACAGCAGTTGCACCTACAGCAAAAGCACATAGTGGTACATCAAATGATTTAGACGTTACAGCAGAAAGTGGAGCAGTTACTATTGCGGGCTCACCTGGTGATGATGAGTACGTTTTCTTCCAAATAACTAGAGATGTGTCAGACGATGATTTAGATGCTGATGCAAGATTACTAGGAATTAAATTATTTTTCACTACAGATTCTGCTAACGATCTATAAGAAGGAGAATAAATGGCAGGATTTGGATATCAAATTTTAGGATTTGGATCAGGCGGCGAAGCAGCTGTAGAATATTCTATTGATATTTTATTAGTAGCTGGCGGCGGTGGCGGCGGTAAAGGTAAAGCTGCTGGCGGCGGTGGCGGTGGTATGAGAATATTAACTGGCCAAACTTTTTTTTCAAACGAAACATTAACTGTAACTGTGGGAGCTGGTGGCGCTGGAGGCTCAAACCCATCAC